CGGACCTTGTGAGATACAACATCAAAGCAACACTCATGAAGTCCAAACACGCACGCCCCAGTGGCATGCGAGCACTAGCCATACTCTGGTTGGTGCTCAGCATGGCTGCTGTTGTGCATGCATCAGATGGATTAACACCACAGATGTTTGCTGACGCCATATACACGATTTGTATGGCTGTTGGCATGACATGGATCTTATGGCAAGTGGGCTGCTCTGTGGCCCGCCTAACCTCCGTGGTTGAAAACTCGGCGCAGGCTCTGACAGAGTCAACGCGCCGTGCAATTGACTGCTCGGCAATTGTCATGAACATGCAAGTGCCTATTCTCGTGCGTGAGGTGATTTCCACGCTGCGGGTGCACAAGTTCATGACAATGATCTCAGGTGCTTGCTCAATGGGAGGCTTAGTCCTCTCCGTTTTAGGCAGTGCCACGCCAGTGTTCTTCAAGAATGAGGCATTCGCAAAGAGCTTTAAGCCTCAGTCCGCAAACCGCTATGGAACTATCCTTAGCGGCGTGCTGGCGTTGCTTATGTTCATTGCAGTGCCCATGTATGGTTTTATGGCTTCTCATAAGAAGTTTGACCCCATCTTGAAGATGCTGGAACGGTTGCCTCTCGTCACATGGATCATCGAGTTGATCCATGAATGGTCGCAGGGCCGTGCTGACTGGGAGAGTGTTCCAAGGTCCACCAAAGAGAAGTTCACCTTCACCGGTGAGCCTATCCCCACATCGCAACCAAAGTTTGAATGGGGTGCATCGTCAACAAGTGATGGGCCCTCCAGCAAGACTACGACTGATCCGTGTGCTGGTAAGATGTGTACTGACAAGTGTCACACCATCACAGCCACCCAACGGACGCACTGCCAAGGCACTGCGACGTGGGGTCCAAAGGGGAAGGAAAGAGTTGAGCGTTGTCCCTGCCCGTGTCACGGGTTTGGGGATGATGAGCAATCCGTCGAAGATCTTAAGGCCGATATTGTTGAGCTAGCCGAAGCTGTTGCTGCGGCTCCCGCCAATAAGAAGGCAGGCGTCGGATCGCCAAAGCGAAAGCTGTCTGACACATTGCGTGAGACTGTTCTCGCCTTCGATCCTCGCCTAACACGGACAGATCTTGACGCTATTGATGATGGACCATGCCCTATGGATGTGTCCCCTTCTAAGAGTGTACCTGTCCCCCCCACACCCCCCCCCGTAGCTGCTCCCGCCGCTGCCACTCCAGTGAAGGTTAGTGCAGCGATTGTGGTGCCAGTGGCCCAACACGAGCGTAATGTTAAGAAGATGGCCGAGGCTGTCATCAAGCCACAACGTGCCGCAACAACTGCTGAGATCCTCGCTGCTTATGAGAGTAGCGGCGTGGGATCAACGGATGTTCCGACGCCCACGCAGAAGGCCCTTGCTGCTGCTATTCTCAGGAATCTGAAAGGAAAAGAGAAGATAGACGCAGTTCGAGCCAATCCGAAGGTTTTTATGCCAGCTACTCTAGGAGCTGGTGTTTCTAAGAATTGGGCAGACATGGTTGAAGAGGAGGAAGCAATTCTCTCCAACCAATCCTCCACACCCCCTGTGGTTCCCATCCCCATTCCGGTTCCAACACCACCCTCGCCCTCCTTCAATTGGAAGAAGGGCGCAAAGGATTTCCTACTTGGCGCCTCCGCCTATTTGGCTTGTGCTACAGCCTGGGTGATTGGCAAGACACTGCATAAGAGGCATCAGGCTCGTAAAGTCTATGCTGCCTCCACCGAGAAGAACGCATTCTACACGCTCTTAGGTGTAACGCCAAAGGCCACGGATGCTGAGATTGAGGCCGGATTTAAAAAGGCTTCACTTTTGGCTCATCCTGATCGTGAGGGGGGGTCCGTTGAGGCAATGGCGCACCTAAATCAGGTGCGAGCAGTGCTTCTCAACCCCACACAGCGCGCCATCTATGATATCTATGGAGCGGATTACGCCATTGGCCTGTTTGATGAGCGGAAACCTGGTCCTGGGTCAATTGGTGTCCATGATCCTATTGATGACATCTGCAAGCCATGGGATCGACTTTGTCCTGAGGACCAATCATGGCTCAAGAAGTGCGCCATGTGGGCGACCGTTGCCATCGCTGGCTCCGCCTTTGTAGCGGGTGTGTACTATAAACGTGACACCATCCGTGCGTGGTGGCGGCCTGCCGCCACTGCTGCTGCGGCCGCCGCTGGAGTGACTGTTATCCCTGCTGTTCCTGCTGACACAACCTTCAACCATGAGGGCAAGTCCAATCGCACCAAATTCACAGTGGGCTCTCGTCGTGAGCGGCGAGCAGCTAAGGCTGTTAATCATGCAGTTTCTGGAGGAGCTGAAGACCTTCCGTTTGTTGACATTGATGATCAACGCTACCAAGCGATGATCGACGATGCACTGAATGAGATAATCTGGGACCCCCTTCAAGGTGCTCCAAGTGGTGTCAGCTGGGTTGACATGATGGATGCTGATTTTTTAGCTGAGGCACGTCCAAAGCCCCCGCCAAAGATGTCGCCTGCCAAGGTTGCACAGACACTGCGCGCCATTCACAAGGCTAAGGTTGAAAAGAAATCTGTTCCGCTCGCCTCCATCATTGCTTTTAAGGCATTGAGGGCCATCCCCATGGTGGCTGAATCACTACTCGGCAAAGCAAAGATTGAAGTGGCGCGATACTTTCCCGCCATCTACAAGTATGAGGAGGATGGACACTTTGTCACAACCGCTCTGGCAGTTGGTGACAAGGTCATGATACCGCTGCATGCCTATAATCCGCATGCCACGACACGCCGTGTGATCAATCCTAGTGGTGCATACGCCATTGGAGGTGACATCACACAGACCAGCAAGGACGGAGGAGTGTTTCGCACGCACGGCACTGTCCCGAACATGAAGTTGACCTTTCGACCTCCAACAAATGAGGTCGTCATGTTGATATCGTACAACAACGCATTGCAGTCCCAACCCCAAGTCGCTGTGGGTTACGCAAGCTCTCAAGGCCTGTGTGACTACGCGTCCGTGGAGGGAGATTGTGGAGGACCCGTGGTGGCAGTCAGTGATGGCGCCATCGTGGGCACGCACATTGCTGGTGGCCCAGCTGCCAACAAGTTCGAACCCATGACCGAGGACCGTGTCAGGCGCATCAAGGCCAGCTATCACGCGCTGGCCTCCATGGATTTTCCGTGACCCCCCCGCCACCAGAGCTTCTGGTGGATGGGGGGAAATGGTGGAAGCGCTATCCAAGCGAGTTCACCACGGACTTTAGCGAGTTTGCTTATTTGAGTGAGCTGCACCAGAAACATTTGGACCCTGACCACTTTGTTGTGTTGGGATCCGCACGAAAGGCAAGTAAAGAGCGCAACCGTCGCACGATAGACATGAATGTCGTGCGATTTGAACTCGATACTGGTAATGATGTGTCTCGGGATTTGTGGGGCTTGCCAACTCCGAATCGTCCCGCCGCATACATGTCATTGGGAAAATACGGGCGTGATTGCCCGGCAATCAACGGAATGCAAGCGCGTTACCTTGATGAGGCAGCTGAGTGGATGACACGTCATTTCGGTCCCTACATGACCGGAGCCCGTGTGCGTTCGGTTGAGGAGGCCATTGGGTCACTTGACAGGACGACTTCACCGGGTTTCCCCTGGACGCGGAAGTACCGCACCAAGGGTGACATGCTCGACACTTGGCCACAGTTGAGTGGCTACCTGAGTGAGGACTGGGAGAGGCTCGTGTCCAACGACTACGTGTCTATCTATGGTAATTCACTTAAGGAAGAAATCCGACTGCTTGAGAAAATTGAGACCAATTCGCTGCGCACTTTCACGGCTGGTCCCGTGGAAATGACTGTGCATGGCAATCGACTATTCGAGGACATGAACCAGAGGTTCTATCAAGCGCATCTTGTCACTGCCAGCACTGTGGGATTCTCTCCCCTGAAAGGGGGATGGGCTCGTCTCATAGATAAGCTGGAGCGACACCCCACGGGGTTTGCGTTAGATGAGAAGGCGTATGACGCATCGTTGTACAATTTCTTTCTCTGGGCATGCGCGGAGTTTCGCTGGTCCTGCCTTGCTGAGGAGGATCAAACGTCTGACAACTTAGCGCGGTGTAAAGTGTATTACCAGAACCTTGTGCACACAACGGTTGTCACATCCGAGGGAGTCTTTGTGCGGAAGCAGGGAGGCAATCCCTCGGGATCTGTGAACACTATAGTGGACAACACGCTGGTGCTCTTCATGCTCTTGTCCTACGCCTGGCTTCGGCTGGCCCCCATTCCCATGAAGCCCTACGGGCGCTTCATGGAGCACACTTCACTTGCTCTATGTGGAGACGATAACACGTGGACCGTCTCAGATGAGGCTTTGAGCTTCTTTAATGCTGCAGCCGTCATCAAAGTGTGGTCAGAGTTTGGTATTACCACGACAACAGATTCACTGGTTGCAAAACTGCCAGTGGAGCTCGACTTTCTCTCGGCGCATACCGTGTTCATAGACGGTGTTGCCGTCCCACTCTATTCTCGCTCGAAGATGTTAACGTCTTTGCTCTATGCTGAGGATAAGAGTGACCCCACGACCACCCTAATGAGGGCGTGCTGCATCATGCAGAACGCGTGGACAGACCCAGAGATGAGAAGATACTTGCGTCAGCTTGTGTCATGGCTTCTCGCACGGTTTGACCATGTTCTCTGCAATGATGAAGCGTGGATTGTGGCAAAAACAATGATCATGACGGACGCGCAATTGCGTCGTCTGGTCCTCGGGGAGCGAGTATTCCGGCCCGGCGGGGAACTGCCCCAGTCTAGATCTACCGGAATAAAAATCCCACCCCCGACCGCTTTCTTCAACAACCAAAGCATGTCCAATAATGGACCCACGCCGGCACAACGCCGACAACAGAGTGCGCGAGATAAAGCTCTCTATGCAATTGCAACGCGATCTGTCCGAACGCCATCACCGCGAAAAGTGGGTGGTGGTAAACGCTGGGGGATATCCCTTGGAGAAGCTAGTCTCGGCCCTGTCCGGATCAAGGGCCTTAGTGCGGGCTCCACCAATAATGGTGGTAAAAGAAATCAGACCCGAACGGTTGGAGTCGGAGTTGCGTCAGCGAATCCTCAGAGAGTTATGCCCAGGATCAGCTCCGTCCGACGCAACACCGGAGTGCAAGTCGATATCTTGACTGGCACCGATCTCGTTTGCACAGTCACATCTCCCAATGTGGGCAAGGCTCCTGGGTATATTCTGTGCCAGCAAGAGATTTCCCCGAGCAAGATTCTGGGAACACGTCTTCATCAGTTTAGCGGCATGTATCAGCGTTACCGGTTCAATAAGGTGACGTTCATATATGACCCAATCGCGAATACCACGCAGTCAGGTCAGCTGCTAGGCTTTTGTGACTTTGATGCGGCCGTCCCGCTTGAACAAGAAGATGCCAACAATCTCCACATTGCTGCTGCTCACCAAGGTCAGGCGATCTGCCAGATCTGGGAAAAGCAAACATTCTCCATGTCTCAATCACGGACGTTCACGGACTTGTTCGTGGATGACTTGGAGTCAGATGACCCACGGTTGTCAGTGCAGGGCGTGTTCTATCTGTTGACGGCGTCAGACATGCCAGAGAGTATTCCACTGGGCAACATATACATGTCCTATGAGATTGAGTACTCCATTCCCAACCTCACATTGTCACCAAGCATTGCCGGCATGGCGGCTTCATCAGCACATGCCGATGGCTTTCTCAAGTCCCTCCAGGGTTTTGACACAAGCTGGGCGCCATCAGCGTTTAGCAACTTTGAGACCTCAGGAGGCATGTTGGACTACACCATAACATACCGGTCTTCGATTGCTGGTGTTACGTTCAACGGCCTGGTGCCTGGTCGCACCTACAGGGTTGCCCTTGAGACGGCTATTAGTGCGCCTTGGCAGAAAGCACTTGATGACGGCGATGGGTTGGTTCGAGGCACATACGCAGCTTTTGGAGGGAGCTACTTTTCCATGGTGGCCCCACCGGGCAGTCAAAACTTCTGGAACAACTCAACGGCAGGCATTCTAACCATGCAGTTCTTGGGGGAGTTCACGGCGTGGGCCACGACCCAACGCTGTGAGTTCACACTGCTTGCCCTCGAGATCCCCTCCACGGGGACCTTCCCGATTTCTGGGTCTTTGCAGATCTGGCAGTCACCTTCCAGCACCCTGGCGACCAAGAGACAACGTCCTCTTGCCGCCATGATGGCTCGGCTGGCCGCACTTGAGAGTGCGTCAGCAAACAAGATTCAGACCGGGCGGTCTGAGAGTGACGCTGAGTCAGAGCCCCAGGAACGAGAGCCTCTGCCTGAGAAGGCGCAGTCGACTCTTTTTCCTGGGTACACCGACTCACCCAAAGTCCGCGCGGTGACAAAGCTGTCGCGCCCTTAGGGGCATGTTGCTCGCGTCCCCCCCCGCCCACCCCGGAGGACACTGTTGAT